GGTTTTTGTGCAACAAACTCCTTTTTTTCGCAATATTTGGTCAAAACAAAAGCCCCCGACCGGCGAGGGCTTTGTGTTATTCGGTATCGGGCTTGTCACGGCACAGTTCATCAAGGGTGACACCGAGAGCGTCGGCGAGCTTGATAGCATTTGAAACGAGACAGTCACCTCTGCGCATAGCGTCCTCGAGGGTACGCTTCGGCATACCTGCGGCATCTGCCAATTGCTGTACCGTCATGCCGCTTTCAGCCTTTATCTGCTTTAAATTCATTGTGAAGCCTCCTTGCTTTTTTTAAATGCTTTATGCCCGAATAAAACAACAGGGACGACCCCATGAAATAAAGCGGAAGTCTGGCATTGCGGCTTTCAAGCATAAATCCCATAGCGAGCATAACAACTCCGACGAATACGAATGTTTTCAACTTCATATTGACAAACTCCTTTCTGTGTGGTATAATGCAGTTGAAAGAAAAGCAAACCCCATTAAGGGGGAGGGGCTTTCGCCCCTCGGTCTTATTTAAGAGCTTCGATAACCAGTGCAACAGCTCCGCCAAGTGCCGTTATGATTATCGCTATGCCCTCGGCATAGGTCTTGAAAACCTTTGCCTTTCTTTCTTTTTTCTTCATCGGTATCACCTCCTCTCTATGTATATATTATACCACGTTTTAGCGTGGTTGTCAACCCCTTTTTGCAATTTTTTTTGAGATTTTTTCAATTTTTTTATCACAACAAAACAGCGTAAACAAGCACTTTTGCGGACATTTTGACGATGTTCTGCGAGGTGCTTTTTTCGTACCCGAAACGAGGTGAAAGTATGGCAGGCAGGAACAAAGAGCCGATAGCGCTGATACAAGCTAAGGGCAAGTCCCACAAGACAAAAGCCGAGATTGCAGAGCGTGAAGCCCGTGAAGTCAAGCCCGTGACGGACGGCATTGTGCCGCCTTCTCAGCTGACTGCAAAGCAGAAAAAGAAATTTTCTGCACTTGCCGCCATGCTCAGTGAGTGGAAGGTGCTGAGTGCTACCGATGTTGAAGCGCTGGCGCGATATGTCGGGGCGGTAGATGAGTATTGGTCGTGCGTGAGGATACTGCGCAAGAAAGAAGTGCGGGCAGAGATAGAACTTTACGGCGAATGGTCGGACAGGCTCGACAAGTGGGACAAGATGTGCGGAAGGCTGGAAGCGAAGCTGGGGCTGACACCCGTTGACCGTGCCAAGCTCTCCGCCCCTGTGAAGCAGGAAGAACAGAAGGTCAACCGTTTCGCCAAGTTTTCGGTGTCGGGAAAGGCGGCAAACGATGGCTGACCGCGTTACCTGGCACGCTCAGAGAGCAGTGAACGGCGAAGTCATCGCGGGAGAGCTGCATATACTTGCCTGTCAGCGGCATCTGCATGACCTGGAGCGGCAGAACACCGAAGAATTCCCGTACTACTGGGATGAGGAAGCCGCTGCGCGTATCATAGACTACGCCGAGACGCTGACGATCGCGGAGGGCGAACAGATGCGTCCCGTCAAGCTCATCGAGGAGCAGGCTTTTGATATGGGGTGCATCTTCGGGTGGAAGAAATGCTCGAATGATAAGCGGCGCTTTCGCAGAGCCTACGAGAGCGAAGCCAGGCAGAACGGCAAGAGTTTCAAGAATGGTATCTACGGCACCTATATAGGCGGTTTCGGCGGATACCGCTACGGCAAACTGTTCACGGCTGCGACCAAGAAGCGACAGAGCCGTATAGTCTGGGAAGAAATGGCGAAGTTCATACGTTCGGATGCGGACCTGTCGGAGTATTTCGTGATAAAGGACTATATCTCGCAGATACGCTGCACCGATACCGACTGCACGATAGAAGCACTTTCCAAAGAAGCAGGCTTAGATGATGGTTTCCGTGCGATATTTGCGGCGATAGACGAGCTCCACCAGCAGAAAGACAACTCGATCTACAAAGCGCTGTACAACGGCACTAAGGCTCTGCTGGAAACGCTTATCTCGATGATAACGACAAGGGGCTTCGACCCTAACAGCTTTGCTAAAGAGATAGATGACTATGCTGTGGCTGTTCTGCGTGGGCTGGTGATAGCTGAAGACTTCTTTGCTGACATCTATGCGCCCGACGAAAACGACAGCACATGGGACATCGAGGCGGCCAAGAAAGCAAATCCTTTGCTCTACCGCAATGATGAGCTGTGGAAGACGTTCATCCAGGATATGCAGACCGCAAAAGATATGGGCGGTGCCGAGGAACGTGACTTCATCGTCAAGAGCCTTAACCGATGGTCGAGAGATACCACCCGAACCTTTATTGCGCCTGATATCCTTGCGAAATGCCTGCAACTCCACAAGCTGGAAAAACATCGAGGGCAGACCTGTACTGTCGGGCTTGACTTATCGGGCGGCGGCGACCTTACATCCTTCGCCTTTGACTTCGACGACGAACAGCCCGAGAGCGCATATTTTTACTCACACAGTTTTATGCCGCGCGGCAGGCTGAACGAACATATACAGTACGATGTCGCACCCTACGACGTTTGGGAGAGTCACGGTCTCATCACCGTGACAGGCGGCGAGACTGATTTTAAGAACGACTACAAATTCATCATCAACGAGCTGAAGCGTCTGAAAGAAGAGTACGATCTTCAATTTGCGGCGATAGGCATAGACCCGCATAACGCGGATGGCGTTATCGGAGACTTGGAGCAGTTCGGGTGCCCGATAATCGTGGTAACGCAGTCGGCAAGAAATCTGAACGATGCAACTATCGACATACAGCTTCAAGCGAAGTCGGGCAAGCTGGCACTCGATAAGGATAACGAACTTCTGACCTACAGCTTTAACAATGCTGAGATCGTAATGAACAGCTTCGGCGAGATAAAGATCGACAAGAAGGACGGTGCAAGGCGCAGACGTATAGACCCGTGTGATGCGTGCGTCGATGCCAGATTTGTGAAAATGACCTTGAAGAAGCAGGAACAGCCCGTTGACTTGCAGAAGTCTCTGGAAGAGTATCTCGCACTTATGGGCATGGATTAGAGGTGATAGATGTGAAATTTACAAAGCGAGTATCTCTGGCATGGCAAGTGCTCAAAGGCTCGCGTACCGAAAATATCGAGCTGAACAGTCTGCTTGACTTTCTCGGCGTTGACAGGGAGCTGACAGGTGATGCGCTGAATGAAGCTACATATTTCGCCTGCATCAAAGTGCTGTCCGAGTCGCTGGGCAAACTTCCGCTGAAACTCATGAAGCATGACGAGGATGCGGGCGTGATCTCAATGAGGAACCACCCGCTGTATTATGTACTACATAATCGTCCGAATCCCTATATGACATCAACAGTGTTCTGGAGCACGATGGAACGGTGCCGTGATCACTTCGGCAATGCTTTCGCGCTGATAACGGGATATCCGACTCGAACACAGCTGTGGGTCCTCGACCCTACGCGAGTCGAGATCTGGTGGGACAACGCCAGACTGCTGAAAGATGTGCCCGATATATGGTACAAGTACAGCGGTGAGGATGGCAGAGAATATCTGCTATCACACAGCGAGGTGCTGCACCTGCCGACTTCCAACACACATGATGGCATAGTCGGGAAACCTGTTCGGCAGCAGCTTGCCGAAACTATCTTAGGCGGCAGGAAGTCTCAGAAGCTGCTGAACAAGATGTATGAGACAGGCTTCACGGCGAAAGCGGTATTGCAGTATACCTCCGACCTCAGCGATGAGAGCGCCCAGAAATACCGCAGACTCATCGAACGCTATATCAGCGGCAATCTGAAATCAGAGGGGCTTGAAAATATCATACCGCTGGAGTACGGTTCAACGCTGACTCCACTGAACATGAAGCTGTCGGACGGGCAGTTTCTGGAAACGAAACAGTATACAGCATTGCAGATCGCTTCGGCATTCGGCATAAAGCCCATGCAGATAGGCGATTACAGTAAATCCAGCTATGCGAGCGCAGAAGCCCAGCAGCTGGATTTTTACATATCCACGATGCTGTATATCATCAAGCAGTATGAGGAAGAGCTGACCGAAAAGTTGCTGACCGATGAGGACAGGCAGAACGGTCTGCACTTCAAGTTCAATGTTTCGGTCGTGCTGAGAGCCGACCAGGAAACGCAGATGAGGACGCTGTCAACAGCCGTGACCAACGGCGTTTATACACCCAACGAAGCCCGCAGACTGTTGGATATGCCCGACAGGGACGGTGGTGACAGGCTGTATGTTAACGGCAACGTCCTGCCGATAGAGCTTGCGGGCATCCAGTACACAAGAGACACGGGAGGTGAGAACGATGAATGAAGATAACAAGATCGTAGCGGGACAGATACTGAAAGCGGCATCGGTCGCTGCGAACACGGTAAGCGATGAGGATATGAAAGCCATCAATTGTTTCACACTCAAAGAACTGACCGCCGATGAGGTGTTCACGTTTAAAGTGAAAATGGCTGACAACTCGCTCGATGACCGCAACTTCGCGCCCTTTACGCTGAAAGCGCTGAAACAGCTTGAAAAGCTGTATGTGGGCAGAACGGTCGGTAAGGATCATCGTATAGCGGCAGACAACCAGTGTGCAAGGATATACGCTACCGCACTGACCGAAAGCACCAAAACGAACGGTGCGAACGGAGAAAAAGTATACGACCTTACGGCTAAGTGCTATATGGTACGCACCGAAGCCAACAAGTCGCTGATAGCGGAGATAGAGGCTGGCATCAAGCGTGAAGTATCGACCTCTTGCAGTTGTTCAAAAGTCATATGCAGTATCTGCGGCACCGACAACACAAAGGACTACTGCCGTCACTGGGGCGGCAGTACCTACGATACTAAGGACGGCAAAAAGACTTGCTATATGCTCCTCGATGAGATCAAGGATGCATACGAGCTTTCCTTTGTAGCTGTTCCCGCACAGCCGCAGGCAGGCACATACAAGGCATTCGGGAACAAGGTCGAGTACTTTGTCACCGAAAGCAAGGGAACGTCTGAGACTGGCGCTGTGTGCGCTCAGAACGAAGCAAAAACGGCACTGCATATTGCCGAGGAATTTTTATACTTAGAAAGTGAGGAATTTGACCATGAATGAGAAAATGAAAAATCTCAAGGCTAAGATGGCAGCACTGCTGGCAGCAGCTAAGGGCTACATGGAAGGCGAAGAGAAGGACATTGAAAAGGCTAATGCAAAGATGGCTGAGTACAATACCGCAAAAGCTGAGTATGAGGCTGAAAAGATGATCTATGAAGCCGAGAAGGAAGATGCCGCAACTAAGTCGGCAGAACAGGAGGCAGACACAAAGCAGAAGAACTCCGACAATGCAAAGGCTGATGTTATCAAGCAGTTCGCTGATGCTGCAAGAGCGGGCTTCCCCAAGTCCATGTCTGCCGACAAGGGCATGAGCGAGGGCACTGCCGCGGACGGCGGCTACACTGTACCCGAGGACATCGTGACCCGCATTGAGCATCTGAGAGATGCCAAGTACTCCCTGAGACAGGATGTAAGAGTCACTCAGGTAAAGGGCAAGTCCGGCAGACGTACTTTCAAGCAGAGAGCACAGCAGACAGGTTTCAGCAAGGTCTCTGAGGCGGGCAAGATACCTGAGAAGGCAACTCCCAAGTATGCCGTACTCAACTACGATATTGAGAAGTACGCAGGATATTTCCCTGTGACCGATGAACTGCTGGAAGACAGCGATGCTAACATCGTAAACGAGCTGACAACATGGATCGCAGACGAAGCCAGAGTTACAGACAACAAGCAGATACTGGCTGAGATCGGGGCGAAATGGACCAGCCTTGTGAACCTTAAAGACCTTGACGGCATCAAGAATGCACTGAATGTAACTCTGGGACAGGCATTCAAGGACACCAGCGTGATCTACACCAACGACAACGGTCTCCAGTATCTTGATACCCTGAAAGACGGCACAGGAAACTACATCCTCCAGCCCGACCCCACAGCTCCTATGAACATGAGACTGAGAGCTGGCGGAAATGTCGTACCTGTCAGAGTTATCCCTACAGCTGACCTGCCCAACGGCACAGGCGCGGCTTCGGGCAAGACCAGAGTGCCTTTTATCATCGGTGATATGAAAGAAGCTGTTGTACTCTTCGACCGCAGACAGCTCACCATCAAGTCTTCTGATGTGGCGGCGACTTCTGACATCAACGCATTTGAGCAGGATATGACCCTGTGGAGAGCTATCGAGAGATTTGACGTTGTCGCAAGAGATACGGCGGCTCTGGTGAACGGCTATATTGACGTGACCAACGCATAAGGAGGGCTGATATATGGCAGTTATCACGGTAAGCGACTTGCAGGAATATCTCGGTATCGACATAGTTGATGCGCAGATAACTGCCAATCTCACCCGTGCAAGAGACGCGGCTGAAAAGTGGCTGTATGCGGGGGTGTCTCAGAACTTTGATGAGACTGACCCTCGTGCAGTCGAGCTGGCACTGGCGTATGGTGCCGATATGTACAACAGCCGCGTCATAAACGGCGTGCCGGGCAGCAACGTGCGCAAGATGATGCGGGACTTTACCTTGCAGTTAAAGATCGAGGGAGTTGTGGAAGATGGCTGAACACGTTTATGACAAGATCGTTGTACTGCAAAAATACGATGAGGATATTGACGGCTACGTTGATGTTCCGGGAGTGCCGTCACTTCACGCTCATATCAATCCTGCGGGATTCTCCACAGAAAAATATGAAGGCAAAGCCATGCAGGATGATGTACCCTTTGATTTCTTTCTGCGGTATAACTCGGTGCTTGCCGCGATAGTCCTGCATCCTCAGCTCTACCGTCTCGTGTGGAACGGAGAGGCGTTCGACGTAAGGGGAGCTGATGACTATCAGTTCCAGCACAAAGAAATACGGCTTCGGGGAGTGATCACGAATGGCGGGAGATAGCGTATACGACCAGCTCGCGGCTATGTTTACGAGTGAACAGCTGACTATCACGGACGAAGTCAAGAAAGCCGAGCGAAAGCACGCCAACAGGCTGAAAAACCGCATAAGAAAAGACAGCCCGAAACGCAAAGGTGGCAAAGAAGAATATGCAAAAGGCTGGGTGGCGGAAACTGTGCATGAAAGTGTCGCAGATCTGTCCATCGTGGTACGCAATAAAGCCGAACCGACACTTCCGCACCTGTTGGAGAAATCACACAGAATCATCGTCCCGAGCAAAGATGGGAGCGGATATGTGATGCGCGATACAGGCAGGGAGACCAAGCCGCACCCGCATATCTTAGCGAATGCGGAAGCTGAGATAGAAGCGTTCTGGAACGACATAACGAAAGGAGGCGGCAGTAAATGACCTTCAAAAACTGCAAAGAGTTGCAGACCTTTCTGAAAACAGGAACGGGGCTGCGGGCGGTGTTCATCGACTCGTGGGAAGGCTCAGTACAGCCGCCTTATATCGTAGTCAGCAAGGGCGAAACGCAGACAGTCCGCGCCGATGACAAGGTATATGTCAAGGAACAGCGCTTTTACATCACGGTGTTCACCAAGAAAAACGATGATGAAACGGTCGAACTCGTTGAGGACCTGCTGGACGAGAGCGAGACCGACTATAAAGAAGAGACGGGGTGGCTCAACGACCTCCGCCTCGAATGGCACGAATTTTTGATCTGAAAGGAATGATAATTTTATGGGCAAGAACAAGAACCTTATCAAGTACGGCATCAAGAACATCACTATTTTCCCTATTACCGGGATAGATACCACCAAGACCGACGGTACCGCTTATGCTTACGGCACGCCCTTTAAGGTGCCCGGTACACAGCAGATCTCTCTGTCTGCTAACTGGGCGAACAACACAGTATATGCTGATGACATCGCCTACGCTGAGCAGACTGCAAACCTGGGCTATGACGGCAACTGGCAGAACGTTCAGCTGACAGAAGAGTTCGAGGAGAAGATACTTGGCGACGTGAACGGTCAGGAAAACGCAGATGTGACCATTACACCCTTCGGCATGGCTTTCCAGTTCGCTGGAGACAAGAATAATGGCAGAGTTTTTCTTTATCATGTAGATCTCACCAAGAGACCTGACCTTGTTTTTAATACAAAGACCAACAGCCTGAGCGTTGACAGCGACACTATCAGCCTGAACGTAAAACCTCGTCTGGACACCCACGACGTAAAGGTCAAGGTTTATCCCGGTGATGAGCTGTATGACAGCATTCTCACAACAGCGCCTAATCCTGTTGAGAGAGCAGCATCGGCAAGCATCGACATTTCGGGCGCCGATACCGTTGAGGTCAGTGATACCATCACGCTGACAGCAACTACATCACCTTCGGGGCAGGCAGTAACATGGTCGTCCCTTGATACCGATAACGCTACCGTAACAAGCGGCGGCGTAGTTACGGGTGTCGCAGAGGGCACCGCCACCATCAAATGTGCGCTGACCTCCGACGGCACTGTATATGCAACTAAGGTGATCACTGTAACGGACACAGAGTAACGGGCGGTGATGAAAATGCCGCGATACTATACAGGATTTCGTGATTTCGCGTACAAGATCAGCGGGGGAACTATGACCCCGCTGAAAGGTGCGCAGAAGCTGTCCTTCGCCACGCAGTCGGCAAGCCGCGAATTAACGATGCGTGTCGGCTCTGGCGCAGCGGCATACTCGGAGAGCGTTGAGACAGGTAGGACGGCAGACCTTAGCATCGTGCAGCTGCCTGTCTCGTTTCTTGTGGATGTACTGGGCTATACCGTTGATGAAAACGGCGTACTTACGAGGGGTGTTCTTCACAAGCCTGTACATTTTTCACTGTTCTACGAGGTCCAGACCGACGGTGAGCCGATCCGCACACAGCTGTATGACGTGTGCTGTGTACGCCCGAATTTCGACGTTACATCGATGACCAACAAGCCTTCTGTGGATATACGCAAGCTGAAGCTCATCGTTAACGCCGATCTGAGGAATACCAAAGCGTATGAACGCAGCGTGAGCCGCGAGGACAGTGCAGAGATGTTCAACACATGGTTCGGGGAGGTGCAGACATGATCGGAGTTACCGAGATAGACGGCAAAGAGATCAGGTTAAAAGCCTCTGCGGGAGTGCTGGTGCTTTACAAGTCACAGTTCGGAAGTGACTACATCGAGGACAGCAGAGAGATATACAGTGCCGACAGCTTCAACCTCACGGACTATCTGATGACAGGGTACCGGCTGCTATGGTGCATGGCTAAGATCGTGGATCCTGCTATACCTCCGCCGGATGAATGGATAGAGAGCTTCAAGGTCTTTGAACTGGAAAAGCCGCTTAAAAAAGCTCAGGAACTATTCTCGGACAGTCTGAAACAGGTGGATGACATCGAGCAGGTGGAAAGCACATCAGAACCGCTGACAGTTGAAAAACTGATAGCATACTCCGCACTGTGCGGGATGACCCTTGCGGACCTTGACCGCTTGCCTCTGCCGATGGTACTAAGTACTATCTACGAGTATATACGGCTCAAATATGGCAGTGGGGACGAAGCGAAGACAGCTTCACAAGCAGACTATGATAACTTTTAACATATCCCTCCGTCACGACCTGCGGAGGGAATTTTTTGTAAACGAAATCAACAGGAGTGATCTATATGACACCTGATGAGATAGATGATGAGATAGAAACCATGATCGAGATACTAACGCGAACAAGCGGACTGATAGAGGAGTGAGATAGATGCCAGCAGCATACCGCAGTATATATGTAACATTTGAAGCGAATACGCAGAAGCTGGGAACGGCGCTGAAAAGCATCGACAGCGAAGCCAAGTCCGTTAACGCAGATCTCAAAGAGATCAACAAAGGGTTGAAACTCGACCCGGGTAATACCGAACTGATGGCGAAGAAATTTCAGGCACTTAGTGATGGCATAAGCAACACTACCAAGCGCCTTGAAATGCTGAAAAAAGCCCGTGAAGAAGCTACAAAGCAGCTTTCTGGCATGGATAAAGCCTCTGATGATTATAAAAATCTTGCCGCTCAGATCGACAGCCTGAACAAAGAGATAGACCGCAGTAATGAAAAATTGGCGAACTATCAACGTGAAGTGGGAAATACAGCAAACGAACTGAAAACCAAGCTGACGGAAGCAGTTTCGTCCCTGAAAAACGAGCTTTCAGGTGCCGTTGATATTATCAAAAAGGCAGAGCTGGCGCTCATAGCATTTTCTGCGGCATCGGCAAAGGTGGGAGCTAACTTTGAGAGTGCCATGTCTCAGGTGGCGGCTACCTTGCAGATACAGGCGGGTACGGAGGAGTACGAGAAACTTTCTGCCGCCGCTAAGGAGATGGGCGAAAGCACGTCCTATAGTGCCGCTCAGGCGGCTTCGGCACTCAACAGCCTTGCCCAGGCGGGCTACACTGCCGATGAAAGCATCGAGCGGCTGCCGAAGACTCTCGCACTGGCAAAAGCGGGCGGGCTTGATCTCGGCTCTGCCGCGAAGATCGTAACGCAGTCTATGGCGAGCTTGCAGCTTTCCGAGAGCGACCTGGACAAGCTGCTGGATGAGATGGCGCGGACGGCGCAGAAGTCCAATACAAACATAGCCGAACTGGGCGAAGCTATCAAGGGCGTGGGCGGCACCATGAATATGGCGGGCCAGTCTGTGGAGACAATGCTCACCGAACTTGGTATGCTTGCGAATGCGGGCGTTGCGGCAAGCGAAGCGGGCACCCACCTCAGGAACGTCATGCTCGCCCTCGTCAAGACGGATGTGCAGAAGTCCCTCCATGATATGGGCGTTGAAGTCACCGACAGCACGGGCGCTATACGCGACCTTTCGGAGATCATGACCGAACTCGCGGAAGCGACCGACGGCATGACTTCGGGAGACAAGCTGACCCTCTTCGGTGATCTTTTCAACGTTCGTGACCTGGCGAGCGTGAATGCCCTGCTGAACGGCACGAAAGGCTCTATGCAGGCGCTGCGTGCGGAAATCGAGAACTCGCAGGGTGCGGCATCGCAGATGGCGGAGACGATGGGCGATAATCTCACGGGGGATATCACTATACTTAAATCTGCCTTTGAGGGTTTGCAGATAGCGATCTCCGAAAAGCTCAATCCCTCGCTGAGAACTGCCGCGAAGAACAGCACGGAGTTCATCGGGCAGATGAGCGACAGCGTGAAGTCGGGTGAACTGGCGAAGAGTTTTGAAAAGCTGGGCAACTCCATCAGCAAACTCATCAATTCGGGGCTGAATACCGGTGCAAAGGTGCTCCCGACGATCATCGACCTGCTGACGGTGGTCGCAGAACACTTTGACGATATACTGGCGATATACCTGGCGATGCAGGCGTATGCCAAGACAAAGGCTATCGTTACCGCGATAGGCGAAACGGTCGTTTCTGTAGTGAACCTCACCAAAGCGATCAAGACCGCACAGACAGCACAGGAAGCCTTTAACGCGGCATCTGCGGCTAACCCCATAGGTGCTATAGCGACTGCGGCAGCGGCTGTTGTGGCGGGTCTTACGTTCGCTATAACAAAGGCGGCTGAGGCAATAGACGTGCTCGGCGGGGAGACTGCACAGGCATCGAAGGAAGTGCAGGAGTACGCCGAAAATATTCACAAGCTGACCGCCGAAGTGAGGGAGACCAACGATGCACGCGAGAAGTCGCTGAACGACATTGACCGCGAAAATGCAAGGCTTTCAACGCTTGCGGGAACTATCGGGGAACTGGCGGACAAACAGGAAAAGACAGCGGCAGACTATGAGACACTGCACAGCTATATCGCAAAGCTGAACGAAGCTGTACCCTCGCTGAACCTCGCCTTCGACGATCAGACCAACACCCTGAACATGACCCGCGATGCCATGAAGCAGCTTGTGGACAGCTACGAGGCATACCAGGAGCTTCAGGCGCGTATCGACTACGGAGCTGATCTGAAACGAGAGCAGGTCGAGCTGCAAGATGCTTTCGACGACACATCAAAGAAGCTGGACAAAAGTTATCAGGATGTAAAACGTCTCAGGGATAAGTATACAAGGGATAAAAACGCCCGCGATAGTATAGCCGACCGACTGGGCAATGATGCTGATCTGATGATGCAGAGCCCTGTATATCTAAAGGCGCAGAAACAGTTTATTGAAACAAGTAACCTGCTTGAAGCCGTCGAAGAAGATTGGCACGAACTTGGCGAAGCGCACCTTGCGGCAAGGACCTCTCTCGAAGAAGTCAATGAAAAACTGGACAATAATAATGCCGCCATCGACAAATGCACCGAAACCGCAGAGGGCTATACCGAAGCGACCGATGACTCGACTGATGCCAATAATAAGAACAAGAAAAGCCTTGAAGATGCCGCGAAAGCCTATGATGCCGCAAAGACAGCAACAGCAGGATACAAGAGCGAGCTGAAAGACCTTCTCGGCGTACTGGAAAACGTAAATAAGGGCACCGCATACAGCACATCTCAGATGCTTGACCTTATCGAGAAATACCCCGAACTCATCAACTACATCCATCAGGCGGCGGATGGATATACCATCGAAGCGGACGCGGTGCAGCGTCTGACAGAAGTTAAGGCGGAGAATACACTGAGATCACTGCAAATGCAGATATCCGCCCTTGAGGGGCAGATGAGCAGTGCGGCACACTCGGGGGACAGAAAGCAGTTTGAGGAACTGAGGCAGCAGTACGCACTGCTGCAAGAGCAGAAGTCCGCCTACGGTGAGATACTTGCGGACATCCAAAACGGCATAATATATTCAAGCCGTTCATCGTCGGGCAGTTCAGGCGGTTCGTCGTACTCTTCGGGCAGTAACGAGGATGACCCCTACTCCGAGATGGTCAAAGAACGCAAGGCACAGGCGAAGTCCGAACAGGCGGAACTGGAGAACCTCTACAAGACCGAGAAGATCAGCGCGGAGGACTACTACAACGGGCTGATGGACATTGCACGGCGGTACTATGACGGCATCGGGGACTTGCGCGAGGAGTACCTTGACGCGGAGGAAAAGGTCTACACGGGGCTGAAAAAGGCGCAGGAGGACGAGCTTTCCAATGCGAAGAAGCTGACCGACCAGCTCAAAGCCGTGAAAGATGCCGAGGATGCCTTGAAGAATGCTCAGAGCCAGCAGGTATCCGTGTACTCGGGAACTGCAGGCTTCCGGGTGGAGCAGAACACTGCGGCGATTGAAAAGGCACAGCAAAGCCTTGCGGATAAGAATTACTCGCTTGCCGAAACTCTGCTGAAAAATGCGAGGTTCGACGGCAGAAGCCTTACAGAGCGCTTGCAGTCGATAGGGCTTGCACAGATACGCGATATGCTGCCCGACCTGTCAGGGATAACACTGCCTTCCATCGGCGGCGGCACGACAACGCAGACAACGACAAGCACCCGCAGTGTGACTTACAACGGCGGGGATATTGTGATAAACATTCAGGGCAGTGTGGATGAGGCTACTATGCCCACACTGAAAACGTCCATAGAGGATGCGGTGCGCAAGGGCATTGAAGCATTCCTTGACGAAGAAAATGCGGCATCGCAGACAGGAGGGATATAATGAGATCGGCTATGAGAACGGTGACGGATGTCAACTATGCGGGCAGAACAGTCGATATACAGACTGAAAGCAATCTACGGATGAAGTGCAACTCCGATCATATCTCCTTCATGGCACTGGACGAAAAAGACCTCACATCAGGCAGCACTTCGGCATCAACAGTTGGGGACGGTATAAACACAGATGTGGGGCGCGGCGAATACTTCGTCATCGCCCTGAACTACAACAGCTTTACAGCTGGGCATGACTATATGTACACCCCGACTATCTTCCAGCGGCAGGCGGGCGATATGTCAGAAGAAACCTCTCCCGGTAAGTATGACGTGTACATGGGCGCAGGCAAGGTGCAAGCCAACAGCACAACAAACAGCGAGGTATACATCGACAAAGGCATCGGCTTCATACGCACTCCCAACAGGCGCGAGAGCAACACCATCCTAGTGGGCGGCTGTGTTCTGCGGCTGAATGACCGTGATCTGCTTATCGAGAGCTACAACCCGACAACAGGCATAGCGACAGTAAGTGCCGCCAAGATAAACGGCACGACCTCAACGCTGAGAGCAACGACAGCAGGTGAGCCTTACAAGTTGATAACCAACTATCTGCGATGTGAACCGTTTGTCTTTTACTACCGCAAAGCACCTACGCTGACACTGACAACGGAGATAGTTGACGGCTATCTGAGTGTAACAGGTGCGTACTCGCAGGCACAGGGGACTGAACTGCAATCATGGAAAATGACAGCGACGTACTCTTACGACCAGAGCGACGATGAACTGACGATAGAACATGAGGAGCAGTTCAACACGACGATCTCAGATACTTTCCCGTTACTGGCGGCTGATGACAGCAGCGATATATCACGATGCATCATCGAATGTGAGATAACCACACAGGACGGTGTCACAAAGAAAGTCACTGAACGTCTGCTGTATAATGCGCCCAAGAGCATGACTATACAGGTGGCTGACAGCTATAACGTCGTGGCGAAGAACTACACGGGTACTATCCATGTGTGGCGGCGTGAGAGCAACTGGATATCTCTGCGGTACGTTGGCAGTACAAGCTATACAAGCGGCGGTGACACGATACTCTACACCAAAGACATGGGCTACGGCGTAGGCTATACATACTACGTCACAGGCGTGGATGCTAACGGCAATCTGACTATGGGTTACAACGAAGATGGAAACGGCAATCCCGGATTTGTAGGCATCAATTCAAAGAAATGGAGCTTACAGCATCTCACGAAGACAGGCTACCACAATTACCGCGCTGACGGTGACAGATATGATTTTGTTGTGGACGTAAATCCTGCGGCAATAGCGACTGTCACGGGCAATGCGGTGTATGGCACTGAGGGACGGTTTCCGAAGTATATACACGGTTCTGACAACTACGAGCAGGGCAGCTTCACGGCACTTCTGGGCAGTATCACAAACCAGAATGCGGCACCGTATCAGATCGAGGACTGGCGGGAGTTCATAGCGCAGACAGGACCGTTCCTGTTGAAAACCGAGAACGGCGAAGTAAAAATCGTTGCTATCACGGGCGACCCGACAAGGCAGTACGGCACATCCCTCGCGGAGATAGGCACGGTGAGAGTTACTTACGGCTGGACTGAGGTAGACGACATCAAGCGGGCGGTGATAACGTGAATTACTATAACGTTGTTAATGCGGCGTATTTATCGGCGCTGAAAGACAGTTCTGTGCGATACTACACAAAAATAATCTTCCTTGACCACTGGGAAAACGGCATCGGTGAGCTGTCTGCGGACATCGTGACGGACAATCCCGCACAGCAGACGATAGGCACAGGCAACGGCATCCGCCGAAGCCTGACGCTTACGGTGTTTGACGAGGACGGCAAGTACAGCCCATCGGTGAACAGCGGTTTCTGGTACGGCAGAAAATTCGCCTTGTGGGAGGGTGTGCAAGTCGGCGGGGACGTCTATTGGCAACAGCAGGGCGTGTACTACTCCACTCACGCCGACGAAAAGAAGAAACTGCTGTCTATCAATGCGGTGGATAAGTTCGGAGCGCTTAATGGAGAAACCAACACGGGAAGGTGCGTGCTGCCGTTCTCTACGGACGTTTCGGGCAGTGACGTGTATGTCGCGCAGCTCGTTCGTGATGTGCTGGCACTGAATGTCGGCACTCTGCCGCTTGACCCGATCGAGCCGATAATCGACCCGTATTTTGAAACGCAAAAGCTGTATGCGGATATAACGCTGAATGCAGGGCAGTTCTACGGTGAGATACTCTTGGAACTGGCGAAGATGTACGG